CAACTGGGCATTTAATGGGGTCGTGACCAAGTTTGCGACCGGGGCCGAAGTAGAGGGAGCAGTGAGCTTTGATGCTGTGGTCAAGGTCAGCGGCAAACCTACACTAAATAGTTAAACTGGGCGGGGCAACCCGCCCTTTATTTTTTAATGTCGGAGGTGGTTTAGATGTATACGCCTGTTAAATTGGATAAGATGCGAAACTTCCGTTATGGCATGAGGTCGCTGGCCCTGATCGAGAGGACATTGGGCAAACCGCTGGCCAGGCTTGATTTTAATACCATCACGGTGGATGAGATCATGACGGTGGTCTGGGCCGGCCTGGTGCATGAGGATAAAGATCTCACGGTCGAAAGACTTTACGACATAGTGGACGACAATAATATCCCATTGAATACTATCGTGGATGCGCTGCAGAAGGCAATAGGCGACGCCTATGGGTCGCCTGACGAGGGAGTTACTGAGGACACAAACCCTCCGGCAGCGGCGGCGCAGTAGACGACTATTTGCGGGCCGCTATCGCGGTGGGATTAGACATAATCACATTTTGGGAATTGACCCCGTATGAGTTGCGGTTGTGGTTGGACAGCTACTACCGGCGGCAGAAGTACGACCAGGAGGATAAGATCAACCTGGCATACATGACTGCACTTTGGGCGGCTCAGTGGTGGGATAAGCGTAAACCAGATCCGCTGGATAAAATATTGGGCCGGCAGGAAGATCCGCAAGGAATGAGCGATAAACAGATGTTTGAGATCGTTAAGAAACTCAATGCCGCGATGGGTGGTGAAGTAATTGGCAGTCGTTAAAAACCTAATGGTGAGGGCCGGCGCGGACTTCTCTGAACTGGAGAAGAAACTGCGTACGGCTCAAAAGAATATGGCCGATACCGCCAAGAAGATGAACGACATCGGCAACGGTATGAAGAATGTCGGAGCTAAGATGACGGCCGGGATCACTGCCCCGGTTGTGGGTGGGTTCCTGGCTGTCACCCAGGGCACCAGGGAGCTACGGCAGGACCTGGGCAAGTTGGATGCTCAGTTTATCGCTACTGGTCATGGCGCCGGGGTAGGTAGAGATATGTTTACCGGGTTCTACGGAATCCTGGGCGAATCCGATACAGCCATCGAGGCAGTAAACCACCTGGCTGAGTTGACTAAAAATCAAGCGGAGCTTAGCGAATGGGTGACTATTGCCACCGGCGTGTATGCGAAATTCGGCGACAGTTTACCGATCGAGGGATTGACCGAGGCCGCCAATGAAACGGCGAAGGTCGGCAAAGTGACCGGACCGCTGGCTGACGCGCTCAACTGGGTGGGTATAAATGAGGATAAATTCAACGAATCATTGGCAGCGTGTAATACAGAGGCAGAACGCGCTACCCTGATCACCGACACACTATCTGATGCCTATACAGGCGTAGCAGCAGAGTACCGCAAGGCCAACGGTGAGGTCATCGATGCGAATGAGGCCAATGCCCAACTCGGTCAGAACATGGCCAAATTAGGTAAAACCTTGGAGCCGATAATGACCAAAATGGTGCAAGGGTTAACCTTGATAATAGAGGCGTTTAACAAACTGCCCGAACCCGTCCAGAATGGGGTGTTGGCATTTCTGGGTGTGGTTGCGGTACTTGGCCCGCTTTTGGTCGGGCTGGGATCAGTGATAAGTGCTATTCCGGCTATAGGGGCCGTATTTGCGGGCCTGACATGGCCTATTGGATTGGCTGTGGCCGCTGTCGTAGGTATTATAGCCATATTTAAGCGGTTATGGGATACGTCACCAAAATTTCGGGAATGGGCGAGGGGAATAGGGGACAGCATCGAGACCTTTTTTGTAGGCAAGATCAATCGGGCTATCGATGTTATAAATTTGCTCATTCGTGGCCTTAACAAGGTAACTGATTGGGACGTACCCGAAGTAAACAAACTTGCGGCCCCATCCGGTACTCAGGGCATGGGCACTTTCCAGGCCATGCAGCGGTATGCAGTAGGAACCAACTTTCACCCGGGCGGCCTGGCCTGGGTCGGGGAGCGGGGGCCGGAGTTAGTCAATCTGCCCCGCGGGGCGCAGGTACTCAACAATCGCGACAGTATGGCCATGCTCAACCAATCACTCACTATCGGCGGCACTGTCCGAGTCGAGGGAGTCAATAACATGAATCAACTGGTCGGTGTGGCTGAGATCATCGCCAAACAGATCGAGCAGGGGGATCGGCGGCTGCCTGGCAGAGTACGGGTTATGCCCAGCATGGCATAAAAGGAGGGTTGTAAATGGCCAGCACTTGGGGCAGCATATCCCTGAAAATAATATATAAAACCCTGCGTCATTCGGTGATTGCGCCGCCCTTGACTGAAGTGCAGCTGCTCCCTGACCCTGCCGCTCTGTCCTCCATATCCACCGTAGTGCAACAACAGGGGCGCGGTAGGTTGAGGGTTAAGGCTAAATTGTATGTTTCGGCCTATGGAGACTATGACGCCTATGTTACCGATCTAAACGCTGGCACCTCCAGAACCTTGACGATTGACAATACGGGGATTTCGGCGACTTATATGATCGAGTCATTAGGTGAGCCAGAGTTTATACAACCTGATGCAATCTTTTTTGACATCACCTGGCTGGAGGTATAGCAATGCTGACCATACCACCTGAGATACAGACGCTTTTGAAATCCAAGATGATGGTCGGGGAGAACCGGCCAACAGGGTATGTCGAGTTCATCGGGAGCGGTGGCCAGTCGTCGGCAAGCGTAATGGATCCCACGGAGTGGACCACCTGGCGGGTTTTTACTACGGGTGATCGTGGCCACGGGAACATTTGCGAAACTTCGGATGGTAGGGCCGTGGTGGCCTATACATCCGCTGCGGACACGTCTGTATCTGTCGCATTTGCCCCCAACATCGGTGGCGTACTTGATGGTTCAGGGCCGTTCGCCGTTGGAGATGCTATCAAGCTGGCGAGTGGGTACGATACGTATCAGCCTCGATGCAGCATCAACCTTGTGGATGATAGGCTGCGGTTGGTTGTCTACTACTATAAAGCGGACGTAAACAGGTGGGCTGGTGAGTATTGGGCCGATTCTGACGGAAAAGGATTGGACTTCGCCAAAGTATCTGACATCTTTGTGGACGCAAATGCGAATTTCGGTGGGGTAATAGGCGCTGGGCTTCCGTCTGTAATTCGGCAGCTGAAAAACGGGAATCTGGTGGCCATAATGCCCTATTGGATATCTGATAGTCAGGGGCTGCGTGCATACTACTCAAGTGATGACGGAATATCATGGACGGCTGGAGCAACTTTGGGTGATTGGGTGGCATGGCTAGTCGCACATGCTTCCAGGAGTTTTTTCGACCTTGGGGATAATAGTTTTCTGACTATACGGACGGCGAGTAGTACAGTCGGTGCCCCACATCATTGGACTAATTCTGGGGCCAGTCGTCAATCTATAAGCTGGACAGGAATACGACCTTATTTCGCATCGTGGGAGAAGATCGGCAGTAAGATATATATGCATTATGGACGGACCGGCACCCATCCAGTATATGGGGGCAACCCGGTCGTAGTTTTGGAGTTCACCGGCGATGCCGTTACCGCTGAAGCTCTTACGAACGATGATAATTATCAACTTGTGAAAAATGTGAGTGCAGATGTTGGTGTAGATGACGGCTGGCATTTCTTGATGGTCACTCAAAACGCTCTCATATTGCAGGGGAGCAGTGCAGGACAAATCAGCGGTGCCGGCACTGCGGTGGCTCCCCAGCTCCTCCGCCCGAAAAGCATCACGGTTGACCGGTCCAAGGGGTCAGCAAGTCAGGCATCAATCGTCATCGACAACAAGAACGGGCAATTCAGCCCCGACCCGGTAGGGGCCTGGAACCATGTGATCTGGCCCAACAGCACTGTCAAAGCATATCTGGGGTATGGAGCAGAACAGCAATTGGTTTTTACAGGCTTGATCGATGAGGTCACTATGCGGAGCTACCCTGCTGAGATAACCATCCAGGCAAGGGATACCAGCAAGCTGGCGCTCGACCAAATGGTCCAACAGACCGTAGACGGGTATATCACCCACACCCTGACATATACCAACCAAACGCCCGAGGCTATATTTGCCGATCTTGCGAGCAAGGCAGGATTTACCA